ACGCTTTAAAAGCTTTCGTTGACCCTAGTAATTTTAAATCATATGAGGAACTCAAAGAGAAACTTCATAGAGTAATTACGGGTGATAGAAACGCCAGCACCGTTGAGAATGTAAGCCTCCCGCCTCAGACCAACGGTTCGGTGAAAAGTAATACAGTTAACTCTAAACCTGAGTCAAGTGATGATGACGATACGTTGTCTTACTTTAGTAAATTGGCTGAGGAAGAGTAAATCTCTCTCGTAACTGAACGCTTTAAGAGGTAGTGAGAAATCGCTACCTCTTTTTTAATTTTAGGCGTATAAATATAGACATGGCCTCAATTTTAGATCCATTAGTAGATAAGCAAGGTGGTATAAGGAAATCAGCAAATTGGTACAGAAATAATGTATCTTCAATGGCTGATAATATTACTGCTAGAAAGTTAATGAATTCAGGTAAGTTAAATAACAGACCTAGTATTGGTCGTTTAAATATGTTCTTCTATGACCCTAAAGGTAAGAAAACATTACCTTACTATGATACGTTTCCTTTAGTATTACCTTTAGAACCAATCAAAGGTGGTTTTATGGGAATGAACTTTCATTATCTACCAGCACTATTAAGATTTAGATTATTACAGAGAATGCAAAAGTTTGCTGATGGTGGCATGAATGAGAACACAAAGATTGATGCCGGTTATGATGATGTAAAAAGTATTAATTTAGTTAGACCAACAATAAAGAAATATTTGTATGGTCACGTAAGGTCAAGATTTTTAAGAATAGACTTTGATGAAGCAGCTTTGGCTGTTTATCTTCCGGTACAACAATTTAAAAAGGCAGGCACAACAAGAGTATATTCAGACAGTAGGAGAATGATTTAATGAAAACAATTAAAAGAATTATAGCAAAATTATTTGGCATAAAACAATGTCAATGTAAAGGAAAATAATGGCGATTTTAAGAGGCGGTACTAGAATATTTGGCCAAGATATAAGAGTAGGTCTCCCTAGAGATAACACTTTGACAAGAGGTGGTATTTTAAAGAGAGCTTCTGAACTTCCAGGTAAAAGTATTGGTGCTAGTGAAAGCACAATAGGCCGTATTATGGCTAAAGTATCTGAGGGTGAAGGTATGGCTAGACCTAGTAGATTTTTAGTTAGATTTAATGTTCCAAATAATATAGTTTTAAATAAAGAATCATTTGATGTAAAAAATCATGCTGCTGAAGGCACTGGTGTATTAGGTGGCCAAGAGTTAGCAAGAACTGTTGGCATGATGTGCCATAGTGTTGAAATGCCTAGTAGAGATGTCAATACAAAATCTTCTCTTATATACGGTCCTAAAAGAGAAATGCCTTATGCTTATTCTTTTCCAGGTACAGTAGAATTATCAGTTTATGGAGATAAGTTTTTAAGACAAAGAGTATTTTTTGAAACTTGGCAGAAAATGATTTTTGATATCAACTCACACAATTTAAATTACTATGATGAATACACAGGTTCAGTTGATATTATGCAGTTAGGTTCATTTGAGTCTGATAACGATAGAGATAGAGTTACATATATGGTAAGATTGTATGAATGTTATCCACAGACAGTTGGTAGTTACAGTTATGAATATGGTTCAACCGACCAAATTGTAAAATTACCAATTACTTTAAACTTTAGAAATTGGAGAAACTTAGGTATTGATCAAGTACACGGTTTTTCAGTTGGTGAAGCATTTGGTGAGTTACCAGAGATTAAACCTAGTCCAGGTTTTGGCGGCTTATTAGGAGGCATACTAGATAGACTACCACCTGAACTGAAAAGAGCAGGTAAACAAGTTATCAATTCGGCAAGAAGAAATTTACCGATTGGTAGAGCAACCGGTGGAAGAGTATTTCCACCATTTTTATAATTAATACAAAAAAGGAGATATAATGGCATTACCAGTAATTGAAACACAATCATATGAATTGACTTTGCCATCAGCAGACGTTACGGTTAAATTCAGGCCCTTTCTCGTAAAAGAGGAAAAAGTATTACTTCAAGCATTAGAGTCACAAGAACAAAAACAAATTGTGAATGCTTTGAAAGATATTGTAAGTGCCTGTACATTTGGCAAACTGAATGTTGATGATTTACCAACGTTTGATTTAGAATATGTGTTTTTACAAATAAGAGCTAAATCAGTAGGTGAGATAGCAAAACTAAAAGTTTTATGTCCAGATGACAAAAAAACTTATGTTGACATAGAACTTGATTTATCAAAAATTGAGGTTCAAGTAGATGATAAACATACGAATAATATTGTAATAGATGAAGACAAGAAAATAGGTATGATACTAAAATATCCTACTTTAAATTCTGTTGACCCTAATACTGATTTCAGTAAAGGTGTAAAAACAGATGTATTGTTCGACATCATAGGCAATTCAGTTTTTCAAATTTATGAAGGCGAAAAAGTTTATAATGCTAGTGACTATAAAAAAGACGAACTAGACAAATTTATTGAGTCTTTAGATTCAAAGACTTTTGTAAAAGTACAAGATTTTTATAACACTATGCCTAAACTTATACATGAGGTTGAAGTTGAGAACCCTAAAACAAAGGTGAAGAGTAACGTAACATTACAAGGACTGACCGATTTTTTCGGATAGCCCTCTCACACGATAGTTTAGAAAACTATTTTAGTGTAAATTTTGCTTTGATGCAACATCATAAGTATTCTTTAACAGAATTAGAGAATATGGTGCCTTGGGAGAGGGAGGTATATGTTACCCTACTAACGAAGTATATAAAAGAAGAAAACGAAAAACGACAGAGAGAATCTAATAAATAGACAATATGGCTGAACTAGTTTTACCATCAGGAGCAATTAAAGTAATACAATCACAACAACAAATGGTTGGTGGTGCTATTACTGGTGGTGCGGGTTCAGTTTCTAATAGTATGTCAGGTGACACAATACAAGTATTAGAAGATATAAAAGAAATATCATTAAGACAATTTAAAGGTTTAACTAAAGTCGCTAAACTATTAGCTGATACTTTAAATTTCGATAAATCACAAGCACGAAGAAAAAAAGATCAATCTGCTGAGGTATCAAAAGAAAATAAGATAAAAGGTGGTTTTATAGGCCCTATGTCTAATCAAGGAGCTGGACCTGAAGAAGATGAAGGTGGCGGAATGGGTTTAGGTGGAGCTGGTCTATTAGCTGGTCTTGGATTAGGATCAGTTTTGAAAAAAGCAAAAGGTATAATAGTTACAATAGTAAAACCTTTTAAGAGATTACTTGTAGCATTTGGTGCTTTTACACGTTTAACTCCTTTACTTGGAAAATTAGGTCCTATGTTAATGGTAGGTGGACCTATAGGTCTTGTAATTAGTGGTTTATTTTTACTTGTACAATATTCAGATGAGATAGTAAAAGCTTTGACACCAATGATTGATAAAATGGCTAAAGTTTTTGAGGAGTTGAAACCTATTTTTGATATCATAATGGAGGTACTTGATAGTGGTATAAAAATGGGAATCACAACCCTAGGTGCCAGTTTAAGTGCTGTAGGTGATGTGATAGGAGGAGTGGCTGATCTTATAATGGGCATTTTTGATACAGTATCAGTAATATTTACTGGAGCAAAGGATCTTATAGACGGTAAAATATCAGGTATGGATTTTGTTAAATTAATATGGGATCAAGGTATTAAAAAAATATTGATGGCACCTATCAATATGCTAAAAAATTTAGGTGAAACAATGTTTGATTTCATTAAAGGCCTTGTAAAATCTTTACCTTTCGGTATTGGTGATAAACTTATTAGTGGTATGAAAGGTATGACGGAAGGCAGTCAGGCCGGCACAGCAGGTGATATAGCAGGTGAAGCCTCTATGGATAATTTTTCAGGAGGAGATACTATTACATCAACAGCACCATCAGCAAGCGGAGCAGTTGCTTCAAAAATAGAAGATCCAAAAGAAGAAACAGTTGTTACTAAGCCTAAAGCAAAACCTAAAACTGTTAATATGGATAAGACTTCAGGTGTTACAAAAGTAGCAGAAAAAATATCAGGCGACCCTAATCTGCCACCTTTAGGACTTAATATGTACCAAACAACAGGTGATACATATGAAGAAAGAAAAAAACAATGGAATGATTTCAAAGATGCATTAGTACAAGCAGAAAAAGATGGCTCAATATCTAAAGAAGAAATTAAATTTAGAATTATGCAAATGAGATTTGAAAGAGATAATTTGGTAAGAAATAGAGATATGATTGATCTTAAAAAACGACAGGCAGAATTAAGAGGTGAAACTTTTACTGAATCTGATGAAACTTCTCTATTAAATAAAGATGATAAAAGAGGTGCTGAAATACAAGAAAATGGATTAGCTGTTGACGGTATGACTGTAGCGTCATATGATGAGGCATTAAAAAATAAATTACAACCAAATGTAAATAAAAGAGATTTGAAAGGTGATGGTGCTGGTAGTCAAGGAAGTGTTACAGTTGTTAACAATCAACCATCAAGCGTAAACACAAGTACAAATGTTGCTAAGACTAGTGTAACCTCAGTACCTCTTAATACAAGTTCAGGTGACAGTTACTTTGATAAACAAGCAAATAATATACACGTCTAGTAGATACCTAATTCTTTTTCAGTAAAGATTTTAAACTCTAAACCATTATCATTACAATATACATCAGCGGCTTGCCATTTGGCTACGTTTTTGATATACTCCAAACTCTCCATCATAAATGCTCTTGACTTCTTTAGTCTAGGTTTAGGTTGTTTAGTTTGTGCTAGTGGTTTTACCTCTATCATATAACGCTTGCCTTTTCTGGTCTTTATGATAAAGTCAGGATAATATCTGTGACGTTTCTTGGTGATTGGATTAATGTAGGGTATAGCCAATTCTTCACTTGCCCAATAGATTATATCTTCATTTCTATCACAATATAACATGAATTTCTTTTCCCAATTCGATCTATAGACGATTCTTGTTGAGTCACCAGCATATTTGCTTGGATTGATTGGTCTGTAAATACCTTTATACGATTGTCTTTTTTTCATTATAAATATTACTATACAAAGGTTATTTATCACATGTTAAAAAGAGCATCTTCACATTTAAAAGGTATGGCAACTGGTTTTGCCAATAAAGCAATTAACGGTGTTAGTGCTTTTAAGTCTGGTTTTGCAAATAGTGTATCAGGCAATCAAGCAAAAGTGGCTGCTCAACTACTAAAGAAGTCGCCATTTGAAGTACCTGACTCACCTATTGCTAAAGCAACAACAGATCCACTACAGTTTAGTCATATATCATATCCAAGAGATTTAGAATCAGAAGGTTTAGGTCATTACATATTATTTTATGCTATGACTAATCAATTTGGTGACGTAGAGGGTGATGTAAAAGCAGCCGGTAAAATTGGATTACAAGTAAATCCAGGCGGCGGCGGTGCCCCTCCAAGTAAAAGAGGTGGCCTTTTTAGTAATATTAGAGGGTTGGCTACAGGCGCTGGTACTCCAAAACCATTTACAGCAATCAAAACAGAAAATTCAGTGTTAGCAAAAAAAGTAACACACAAAACAGCGACAGCGGCCATATCAATCTATATGCCACCGGGTGTTAAAGTTAATTACTCAATGGAATATGATGTAGAAGCAACTAACACTGCCGGCACATTAGCAAAAGCAGCTGGTGACGCTTCAGATGCCGCTAACTCAGCAGAGGCTGTAAAATCAATTTTAAGAGGTGGAGCAGGAGCTCTAGGCAGTTACGGTAAAAAATTAATAGATGAAGTTGGAGAGTCATTAGAACTAGGACGACCAGCACAATTAATATCGAAGTCAGTTGGTGTTGCCTTCAACCCACATGAAGAACAGTTTTTTAATAAACCTAACTTTAGATCATTTAGTTATTCATTTGATTTTTGGCCTAAGAACGAAGATGAAATGGAAGATGTTAATAAGATTATATTCTTATTCAAATATCATATGCATCCTGGCATGGTTGAAGGAGCAGGTGGTAGATTGTTTAAAGTACCATCTGAATTTGAAATACATTATGCTTACCTTGGACTAGAGAATGAATACTTAAACAAAATTAGTCGTTGTGTTTTAAAAGATATGAATGTTGAGTACGGACCAAGTGAACAGTTTAGTACATTTAGAGTTGGTGCCAAAGGTGCTCCACCTGTAAACACAAAAATGACATTAGAGTTTACTGAAACACAATTTATAACTAAAAACGAAATAGCTGAAGGATATTAATGTTTTTTTCTAAATTTCCAAAAATGCTGTACGATATTGATGGCAAAGGCAATTTAAAAATTGTAACTGATCTATTAAGACGAGTAAAGATTAGAAGTGCCGTAAAAGATGGTTCTACTTTATTTGACAAGTATGATGTACAAAACGGTGAAACTCCAGAATCTCTAGCATACAAGATATATGGTGACGCCAAGTATCATTATGTCATTTTAATATTAAACAATATAACAGACCGATATTACGGTTGGCCATTAAGTGATTATTCATTTGAGGTATATGTAAAAAGTAAATACTCAAATCCAGGCACAGCACACCATTATGAGATTACACAATCAAGTGGTAGAACAACATCAAATGGTCCTAACGATTACTCACATAGAATTGAGGTGAACAGCGACATGGCAGGTGCTGAAGCGGTAACTAATTATGAATATGAAAATAGACTACAATCAGAAAAAAGACAAATCAAACTATTAGACCCAGCATACTTACCAGCCTTTGAGGAAGAATTTAATAAATTAATTAATGGGTAATGAATGAGCGACCAATCAAATAATCCAAATATTATACACAGACCTGGTGATTACAACCTTAAAACTGTTAAGATACTTTCTTATAGAAAGAACGACAGTGAAGGCCGATTATACGAATACAATATAAAACCAATTGTGGTAACAATAGAACTTACCGAAGATATATTTAATGGTTTCATGTCAGGTAATATAATCATAAAAGACTCACAAGATATAAGATCAGTACTACCTATTACAGGTTTAGAAAAATTAGAACTATCATTTAATACACCTGGGATGCCAGGAGTGAACGCCATACAAGACAGTGGTCACCCTTTCCACATATACAAGATTGAAGGTGTTAAAGTAGATCCAACAAATCCAAGAGC